GCGTCTTCCATAAATTTAGACTCTCCCTTAAAGGGGTCTGGTTTATACTTCTGCACGTTTGCTCCATTGAACCTTAGTGATATTAATATTTCGTGACCCTCAGAGTAGGGATTAACCTTACCTTTAGCATTCTTCTCTAGAGATTCCCACATCCCCAAAAAGCCTTTTATTTTATCAGAGCATTCGTTTATGTAGATTATTTTTTCGCTTACTGGTCGATAGTAGTGCCATTTTTCCACTCCATATAAGTTATCATAAAATTTATATTTTTCAACATGCTGAATTCTTGGTAGGAAAGTTCTGAACCAAAAGCCTTTTTGTTTTTTGATTAAAAAGTCTTCGTTCCATTCGCGCATTTTAATATCACTATCTATGTAAAAAATTTTATTGTAACCCGCTTCGAAGGCATTTTTTATCGCTAATCTTTTTTGGTGATAGTTAAACCAATCTCTGTCTCTATTGCTTCTAACGTCACTGAGTCTTTCGGGCTCAAAATGAAAAGTGTTAACATTACAGTCTTTGAAAAAATTTACATCGTCCGTAGTTACAAATATGTTTATGCCCTTTAACTCTGGCATAGATAATATATTATCCTTCAAGTATTTATTATACTTTTCTCCAGCGCTCAATGTTGTAATACAGTAATCAGACATTTAAGATTTTATTTACGTTAGATGTTATTTCTTTTACTGTCGGGTAATGAAAGTTCCCCACTTGTATTAAGTTTATGTGCTTACCTTTACATACGTCTTTTAGCTTGACCCTGAATAGACGGCCTCTCCTTGTTAAATAATCTAAACTATTTTCATAATCATTAAGCACGTAGCACGTCGTCTTAAAAGGGTTCCAAAAGTGCGTGTATCTATAAAAAGTTTTAGCTAAATTGCCGCCCCATAATAGGTGGGGCGCACCACATAGTGAAGCAAAGTGGATTGGCCCACTACTTGTTCCAGCCACTAATCTAGAAGACTGCATAATATCAGCTAACTCATTTAACGAAATGCCCCTCAAGTCCTCTGCTCCATCGGGACAAAGCGAATTTTCTTGCGAGCCTATAAAACATACTTTATAATTACTACTGAGTTTCTTGTACAACCTAAGGTAAAAATCTTTATCTAGGTTTTTAGTTACAGGACCCGGTTTGCATCTAGCGTGGATAACTAGATCATATTTGTGCCCTAAAAATTTACCATATTTTACATAGCTTTGCTGACAGCTAACCCCTTTGGCACCCCTTGGTCTAAAAGAGAATTCATTTATATAATCGTCATGATCCACCTCTTGGTCTTGATCTATAAAGTCGCTAGTAAAATCTTCATAAAGAAAGCGCATGCTCGAGCTAGTTCTTACGATAACCCGTTCGTACTGGCTGGATACATGCCTTATGCGACCCTGAAAACTAAATAATTCATGACCAAATTCCCCACTGTATGAAGCTAGTAACGTTTTCATTAATGCTATTTTTCTAAAACTGCATAAAGCGCTTGCAGCGAATCGCCCCTACTTTTTATTTCTGGAAAAAAACTTCTAAGTTCTTCGTCTGTAGTTTCGGTTACCCTTGAGAATCCTGCTCGTTTACCCACCCACTCTAATAGCTCTATATCTACTAGGTTTTTGTGTTGGCCGCCTTGGTGAAAAAGGTCATTGATAAAGTGTTGCGTGGGGGTTGTTGTGTCAATAATTTTATTATAAAGGTGCGGGTTATTTATTTTCTTTTTATACCTCCAGTTTCTTCTGATTCTATCTTTAAATAACTCTCCGCACTTATCTTTAATGTAAGCGTTGCAAGCTTTTTTTAAGTCTGGAGTAATAACCCAAAGAGTACCCCTAGGTTTAAGGACTCTATATACCTCATTTAAAAAGTCGAGCATTGTGGTTTCGTAATCTACATGCTCTATGAAGTGACTGCTAAAAGCGTGAGAAAAAGAATTGCTTTTGAAGGGAATACCCTTGGTTAAATCAACTGGCTGTCCTAGGTCGCAGTATTGCTTTTGGATATCGATGTTCATCCATTGTGGTAGTTTGCTACCGCCGCAGCCTAAGTTTACTTTATCAAATTTGGATTCAAAATAGCTCAAAAAACTGCGACTCCCTCTTTAGCGTGCTCTTTTAGCTCTCTGTTTTTAAAATCTATACCAGAGGCCTTTACGTACTCTTCGAGACTTCTAACATCCCCTAAGTTATAGGATCTTTTTATAGTCATCTCGTTACCCTCCTTGTGCAGCATTTTTCTCAACCTTTTTAAGCTCTGTTTATGTAGCTGTCCGTACGATACTTTTTGATCTGACCAGTGGCATACTCTTTCTTCTCTGGTGTAATTATGAAAAACTACATTTTTGGTGGGCGAAAAGATATCCCATCCTTTTGTCCAAGATCTAGTAGCTAAAGAAATTTCGTCCCCAGCAAAATACAATTCCGGATCGTATTGATATTCTTTAATGTGATTGGCCATAGTGAAAAAGAAGTGGCCTGACATTAGCATTGATGGCACGGGCTTTTTAGTATCCGCTTCTTCCTGTGTGACTTTAGTCTGTCTGAATGACACAGTTCCCGTATCATTGAATCTTAAGCAGTACATTTTAAAAGGTCTATATTTAGATTTTGATTCGTACGCTTGGTCTTTTAAATCTTTTGAGGAAAAGCCAGCGCAGTAATGAGATATGATTGGTTTATCAGATCCGGTACTGTGTAGCATATCTATTAACTGAGTGTCCCAATCCTGCAAAAATCTCATGTGAGAGTCTAGCTGCATTGTATACTTTGCGTCTCCTTCAAAATACAAGTCTTGTATAGAGGCTCTAGCCCAGCCAAGACCTTTGCTCGCATAGAAGGGCATTCTGATTACTCTAAAGTTATCTTGGTCATACTGTTTTAGATGTTTGTTTTCTGGGCCGTATTGATCGCATACTCCTACTATTAAATTACTGGGAGACTTTGCCTTATCAAACATATTGTTGATGGTATTTTCGATATCTGGATCTCTGTAACTGGCAATTTGAACAAAGATTTTTTCGTTACTTGCTCCCGCTGAGAATGTCGGAGCACCAATACTTTGACTCTTTTTTCTTTTGTAAGTTTTAGTTAGTCTAGCTTCCGAGATAATTTTTCTATTTTTAAAATCTACTCCAGCATACTCACCGAACTCTTCTATTGTTCTTTCCGTGCCTAAACCATACTTGCCAATATAATTTTCAAAATTAATTTGATTACTTCTTCTGACCCCCTTCTCTGCTAACTTAGTCCACGGAATCTCGTCAGTTTTTTTGTGGTCCAAGTGCATTTTGGGGCTCTGCTCTCTATAAAAATGGTGCCAGAGTACTGGTTTGTGAGGCACATAAATATCCCATCCCCTTGTCCACGCTTTCATTCCTAGTATGGGTTCGTCGCCTGTTGATATTACCGCAATATCTTCATCGTATGGCATTTCTTTTATCAGTCTAGAGCTAGCGAACATAAAATGACCGGAGATAAAAGCTTGGGGAAATGGTTGCGTGATCCCTTTCTTTTTACAATTTACGTGCCCAGCAGACAGAGCCAACACACCGTTGTCTCTAAATTTTTTGCCATGCATATACGTGGCCCCGCTTATTTCTTTTTTGGGTGCGCCTTCTTTTTCCGGATAATAAGGAAAACATCTTTCTGTTATGATTGGCTTTTTAGATCTCTTTTTGCAACCCGTGATCATTTTAAGTAAAGTTAAATCCCAATCTTTCTCAAAACGCATATGAGAATCAATTTGTAAATAATAATTATAATCCTTGGTCCAAAAGCCGTGCGCTAATTTTCTAGCCCAATTCATTCCATAGCTTTCTTCTGCAGGGATTCTTATGTATTTCATCTCTACGCCATCAAAAAGTGGATCAGTATCTTCATTGAAGCTCTCTGGCTCCTTGTCGTTAAACTGCCAGCATATACCAAACTTCAATCTGCTTTTATTATTCGCTTGTTCGATCGCGTCCCTAACTGTAGGGATAAGTTCTGGGTCTCTGTAGGCGGCAATGTTAATAAATATTTTATTCATTTTCTTTAATCCAATTTTCTAATTTAACTTGAGGTTCATATTCTAATAATATTTTTAGCTTTGTGATGTCTGCTAAAGTCTCTCTGGCTTCTCCGGGTCTTTCAGGTATGTACTCGCGCTCTCCACCTATTAGCTCTGTTAGTTGGTTTACGCTGTGGTTTGTGCCGGTGCCGACATTGATTACTTCGCCTAGGGCTTTCTTATTGTCCGTAAAGGCTGCGGCAATATTTGCACCGACAACGTCCGAAACGTGAGTGTAATCTCTTCTTTGCTCTCCGTCTCCCACAACTGTCATGAGTTGACCTTCGGCCTTTTGCTTTTGAAATAAACCTATCACGGGCGCGTATTGTCCTTTGGTTGGCTGACGTTCACCGTACACATTAAAGTATCTAAAAATAACCGTTTCTAAGTTCCAAAGGCTGGTGTACATTTTGCACAAATCTTCCGCTGCGACCTTGGTTACGGAGTAGGGATTGAGACAGTCTCTAGACATGCTTTCTTTGAGCGGAGGATCGTTTCTGAGGCCATATGCCGATGAAGTCGAGGAATATACCACCCTTTTAACCTGAGAGATTCTAGAGGCTTCTAGGACGTTGTAAGTGCCCATAAAATTAGTCTGCCCGCATTCTCTGGGAGACTGCATGCACACCATAATTCTGGCTTGGGCAGCTAAATGGAAAACATACTCTACATCCTGAAAGCAACGTAAAAGTTTGCGATAATCATTAATATCAACATTGTGATACTCAGCCTTGGGGTTGTGGTGGAAATCGTCATTACACTCGGCAGAATAATTATCAACAACAACGACTTCATGTCCAAGTGAAACTAATTTGTCAACAATGTGGCCTCCAATGAAGCCGCACCCTCCTGTTACTAAGCATTTACTCACAAAAGTAAATTAACATGAAAAAAAGAAGAAGTCAAAATAATGGTAAGAATTATTGTGTAAATATAATATATATGCGATACACTTATGAAGAATACGTGGCCTTAAACGATAAACTGTGTTCATTTTTCGAGCTCATCATTAAGTATATGTGTCGAAGGTGTGCTATTGCTGGAAACTTTGATCCAGACTGGGAAAAAGGTGGCAAACCGCATCATTCAGGAATCATAAATAACTATTTACGATCGAGCAGGATGATTAAGGATCATTTAAATATTTTTTTTAACGACATAAATCATGGGTATTTTCATGGATTGATGACGGCTTTCATTGCATTTATTATGCTTAAAGATAAGGACAAAGCCGACTTTGAAAGAATTTTTTCCTCTTGTTTATTACACGACTTCGTGAAAGCTATCGAAGGCTCAGAGTCTAAAAGGCACGATGAAAGATTAAGTGAATATTTTCCCGAGTTTATTGAAGAAACATACGGGCACAAAATTCGCGCAAACGAATACCAATACTCACCTATCGTATTGGCTGACAGAATAGAACTAATGAGGTATTCGAATTACCAAGAATGGACGGATGAAAGATTAACTAGGGCACTAAACCACATCTCTCCAGAGGATCGCAGATTAATACAACTTTTCTACGAAACAGTACGGCCTGCTTTAAGAGATTTATATACAAATAGGAATTCTATTTGGATTAAACATGGAAACGATGGAGAAATGCACCGGAAACAGTGCAGCATCACTGGGCCTCCGAGTCCACACAATCTTAATTGGGATATAGTAATGTCCATGCGAGAAGACGACAATTACCCAAAAACTCATTGGGATAAATATAAAGACTCAGAAGCTTACGCCATTGAACAAGACACCTTTCCCTTCGGAACAACATCTGGTAGGCACGAGCGCGCGGCCCCCGGGTGGTTATCGCTTGGTCATTGCTCTTGCCATGCGCCTAAAACCCCATGGGGCCTTGTGAAAGGATACATTGATCACGAAAATTTCACTAAAAAAGGAGGGGTAATAATAAACTCCCAAATGCGCGATCATCTTTTGGCTAAAGCAAAAATTAAAATGAAAGACTGGATATTTATAGACACCTTGGAAATAAGAAAATCTGTTAAAATAAAGCCGTGGTTTGTAAATTATCTCTCAAGAGTTATAAATATGAAGTCCACTAGAACCATAAGCGAGAGCTCTGTATTTTTGTTTGGCATTCTACATAAAATAACGCTCGAAAGATTAACACTTTTGAATTTAAAATAAATTGGTGGAAGCGGCGGGAGTCGAACCCGCGTCTTTAAAACCGTCTGCTCAGATATACTACAAGTTTAGTCGGTGCTATTTACTCGCTTGGCGTGTCACCGACAAACGGCCTACACGAGGTTGGAGGCACTTTATTTATACTAGACTCCTCACCCTTCCTAGTTTTTTTGCTCGCTATCGACGCCCTAGCTCCTTAACGAGCATCCAGAGTAGGACGGGTAGCCTACGCGGCTACAGCAGCTTCTTCAGCCCAGCCATACTTAGCGAGAATCGCGTCAGCTTCGGCCAGTGAAGGAGCCATATCAACAATGTTATCGGCAGTTGAATTTCCTAGATAGATTTTTAAAGAGGCCAACCATCATCCTCTACTTGCAATCTTGCGTAAGGCCCTAAATCGAAACCAGTACGCTCCCATGTATTAAATATACACGATTACCGATTCTAAGGCAAGAAGAAAAAGTTTACTGGTCAGAAGAGTGAGCTTCCCAGTACCACTGATGAAAATCTTTACTATTTTTACCGGGCATGAAGACTACCATGTCCTTGTGCTGAAGAGCGTGAAATAAGCCATTGCCATCGTCAGTAACAAAACCGATTTGTTTAGCCTTGTCTGCAGCAGCCTGTTTATTAGTAAAAACATAATTACTAACTCTATCAAGAAGTCCAGCCTCTGTCTCTTGCATAGCTTTGATCTGCTCAGTAAAATCTATTTCGATCTTGTTTTGGTCTTTCATAACTTACTAATATTATATACACATATTTCAAGAATTAAACAAAAAAAACGCGACGAAACCGTACAATACAACAATCTCGCCGCGTTTCCTCCACCCTCGGGATGTCCCCATTAATTATTCTACCGGTTTTCTCTGTAAAATGAGCACTTTGGGATGAGTGACCCTGAGCATATAGGGGAATAATTTTTTAGCAGCAGCTTCTTCTGCTGTGTCTTCATCTTTTTCTTTGGGCGCGTGCTCAATTGGCATAGCCTTGAGATCGTCATCTGAAGGCATGGGTACTTTGGGGTCTAAGGCCCACATGATTTTGTGTTTTTCGCAGTAATCCTGCAGTCTGCGTACGGGTACAATAAGATTAAATCCTTCTCCAGCGCCTCTGACAAGCATGCCAACGTATCTGGCATCAGATTTTAAATACACACCGCCGCCGGACGATCCGGGAAAAGCTGTGCAAGTCGTTTGGTCAAACACGTGCTTATTTAAACTTTTAATTAGTCTACCGTGTTGAGAATAAATTCCGTCTGTCATGCTGTTCGCTCCCATTTGTCCGAGAAGAGAGCCTACATGAAGAAGGTCGGTGCCTAACTTGGGAATCTCGTTGTCTAAGTAAAAAGTTACTGTATCCGTGACAAAATTAAATTTTCTTACTTTTAGCAGTGCTAAGTCGTGACCGTCATCTGCATCGGAATACTTTAATACCTCCGCATCCATTTGCAGTCTACCAACAGTTCTTCCATTTTGTCTAATCTCTTTTACAACCATTGGGTCTTTGAACTCGACTAAGGTCTTGGGTGCTCCATTAACCACAACTTTTCTAGTGGAACGAAGGTTATCTATAACATGTGCGGCAGTCCACACTAGATTTACTAAATTACCATCCTTATCTTTTCTACTAAAAATTACTCCTGACCCTTCTCCATTGGAGTATTCTCCTTCTGACCTAATTGTAACAGAAACATTTTGTAAATGATCTGCCGTGGACAGTTTCTTCTCAGCTGCGAACGATGACGTTACAATGGTGAGACCGAGGATGATAGCAAATAAAGTTTTCATAACTCTCTTATTAAATATATTATAATAGTATGTTACATGCAAGTTAAATTTTTATTTGCTTATTAGTGTAAATATACTTAATGAATTTGATTATTACATCTAAGTTAAGTTCTGATCCTCCCTCAGAAGGTTTATACTTTCGCTTTCTTACTATGATGGCTAAAAAAGAAATAAATTATGATGTCGTACTGGAATCAGAGCAGGAAAAGGTAGATTACTACTATAACTTTTTAAAGCAAAAGGGGTGGTTTGATTTTATAGATGATATTGTTGTACCAGAATGGAGAGTAGAGGGGGTAAGGTTAGATACTGAGAACAACTACCCCCCTCACTATTAGAACTCCATACATTCGGTGTGAAAATACACCCAACTTATTAGGCCAAATTAAATCAATTAAAGAAAATCTTCGCCCCGAATAATCTGACAGTTTGTTCGTCTATCATCAATGAATCCTTCTTCGTACAAATAGTCGAGAATCTTATCTCTTTCAACGTCGGACAAATCGCTTAGTCCATCGTAAATGTAAATTCTATGGTTGCCCCAGAAATTATCTTCGGGCTTGGCGTCGTAAATTTCAACGAATATACCGTTGCAACAAACAGTGTATTTAGGTTCAGCTTCTTCCATTTTTCATGTCATCAATTTTTTCTTCGAGTCGATCGAATCTGTGATGCATAACTTTAACTAAATTACCGAAGTCTTCTTTGTTTACGTATTTTTCTGGAAGTGAGAGGGCAAGGTTGTTTATTTTATCTGTAACTAATCTGTGGTCTACGTCGTGTTTATCTTCCATGTCATTTACTTCCGATTCAATGTCCCTTATTTGATCGTACATGACTTTGAAGAACCAACCGGCGAGTGTACTCAAAACACCGATTGCGATATTGAAGAGCAGTTGCATATCCATATATATTATTACACCAAAAGCGGGGCACAAGGCCCCGCTTAATTTCTTTTTATTGTGTAAAGATGTCCCGGTTTAGTATTTTACAATATCATAAACTCTTTTAGCTCCCCACAGTAAGGATCCCCAGCCAATAATTACCCAAGGCTCTAGGCATCCAACGATAAGGGCTCCACCGAGAAGGACTGCTAGTACTCCGTCCATAAACTCGTTGTCATTGAGGTACTCCCACACACCACTAAGACGGTTCTTGGTCCATGACCATAATGAGCTTACCCCGCCCTTGACTTTACCCCATAAACTCAGAGGGGCCTTCTTCTTTGATCTAGTTCTTCTTTTCATGATAAAAAAGACCTCTCGTGGAGAGGTCGAATTATGTCTATTATTATATACACTTTTGCCGTCTAATGTGCTATAATTATACTCAGGGCATGTCAAAACTCAAAAAATATTTGTCACAAAGCCCCCTCAGAAGTGCTTCAATTTTAGCGATTTTAATGCTTTTTACTTGGTATTGCTTTTTTTGGGTGGAAATACGGATTTGTTTATAACGTGGGGAATAGTATGCTTCCTACGTTCCAAGATAAAGAGTTACTGGTTGTACAAAGGACTGGTACTTTAAAACATTGGAGCCCCAGAAGATACGATGAGGTGATTATTCAAACCGAGTGGTACGAAAAACTTAGCAAGCGCGTTATCGGTCTAGAGGGAGAATACGTTAACATTAAGCATGGCAAAATTTATATTGATGACAAGCATAAGCCCGACCCCTTTGGTAGAGGGGATATTATTTTTTATACAGAACCAGAAGAAGATAGAAAACTTAAACCCAAAGAAGAATGGTTGTTTTTTAATACCAATATGGATGTAGGATTAGTTCCTAAGGATCATGTGTATGTTATTGGCGATAACAGGGAGATATCTTGGCACGGAATAGTGCCTGTGAAAGATATTACAGATTTGATTATATTCTAATTAAATTACTTCGTAGTAACCACCGATCTTGAAAGCAATCTTTGTGTTGATAGATGTGCCTTCACTGTCTACGTAAACACTGCGCGGCATTACCCTAAAATCAACGCTGACTCTTGTTTGGTTAGAGTCGTTAACTTTATTGCCGTGAGTTAAGTTCGAGCCGTCCCATTCCATACATTCTCCATACTTTAAAATCATTGGGGAAAAGTCTCCCTTGTCTTCCTCGCTTTCTGACCAAATGGTGTTGCTTTGATTAGTGTCTGTGAATGGTAGGAAATAATTCGTTTCTTTAACCGCCTCCGCCCACTCTTTTTTTCTATACTGTTTATCTTTGTGATATTCTCCAACAGCTAGATTTCCTGCCAAATGCACCCTAAACGTTGGAATTCTTTGGTATACTATTTCTTCGTTGTTGTATCTAGGCTTAATTATATCACGCAAAAAATTCTCGTAGGTGTTAAAAAACGCAGCATCCTCTCTAATTTTTTTTATAAAAAATTTTATGCCAATCACTGCTTTGATCTTTTTTCTCTAGAAAAAACTTCGTATTTTTTAAGGTGGTGAAGTTTGTATAGAGAGGTTCCGTCCGCGGGGAGTTGGAACCAATTTTCAATCAAGGAGCCGAAATCGTATTTTTTAGTTGGATATTGAATCTTATTCATTCAGAACTGCTCTGCCTTTTTTAATTTCCCAGTCTTTTTCTTTTCTATCTACATCAACGTTTCTGTTTCTGGTAGCATTTATTATATAAGATACTAGCCCTTTATCTAAAATTTGATGCAAAAAAGAAGATATATCTTTTGGAAAACATGTGCCCCCGAAGCCTCTTTTTCCGTCTGGACCGGGTACTGAAGTGTGGCTGTCACCGATACGCTCGTCGTACAGTGTTAACTCCCTGACTTTTCTGTAGCTAATATTTGAAACTCGACAAAATTCTTCTACCTCGTTGAAATACGCTACCTTAGTAGCTAAAAAAGTATTTCTAACATATTTAGTCAACTCTGCTTCCTCTGTCGTAGAAAATGTCATGTGTGGTCGATGAACTAGTACTCCATCGTGCCAAGCTGAATCAAAAATAAAATAAAGTTCGTCTCTTATTTTGTCGCTTCTTACGTTCGTTCCTAAAATCCAGTTTTTTTGTGAAAGAAAATCGTGCTGCCAGTTCTGTTCTGTTAAAAACTCAGGCATAAACATAACGCCTAACTCTCTGCATGTACCTACGGGAACAGTTGATTTAACAACCACCCTTTCGGTATCATAACCAGCTTGCGCTAACCTATTGACCGTGCCAGACACCAACTGCGTGCAGCACTTTCCTTCTTTGTCCATTGGCGTTGGCAGGCAAACAAAAATAAAGGAGCAATCTAATAGGTCGTTAAAACTTAATCCGCGCGGGTTACACTTCTCATCATCCACGTCGTAAATTAATACGTCAACGTTTCTATTCTTAAGTAGTGAAGTTGCTCCTCCTACATAACCGTTGCCTATGATACCTATTGTCATTTTAATTAAGTTTAAGTGAGTTTATTACCTCCATTCTAGCTAAAAATGGCTGCAAAAATCTTCCATGAACTTTGTCTATTTGTTTAGAGTCTATGTTTTGCCAAGCATCTATGAAGTTAACTAGGGAGTCCTTGGATTCTAATTTTATCATCGTGCTGTGTGACGCGGGGCCATGGAAGGCTAGTGATATGTGTGAGTTTAACACCTCTGTGCGGACGCTTTCATTGTTATAGTAGTTAACTGCACTACGTTGATAAAATGGAAGTATCAGTTTAGGGTGTATGTGCTTTTTATTAATTTTAAATATGTAACTGGACGTCGGCATGCTTCTGTTCCACCTGTCTTCATTCCAGACCGAGTGTAGCACTTTGTTTTGTGGGATATTGTATCTAATGTCACAGTGTCGACCCTTTATAATATCTGCGTACTTAAATTTATGGGTAATTATCTCTAGCTGATGATCTGTAATGTTTGTAATGTCGTCATCATCTCTGGGGTAACATAATTGACCGTGGCGCTTGGCCCACTCCTTTTTCATTACCTGCGGTCTGCGCCTATTTGCGCAGGGCATGTATTCACTAAACCTATTAGAACTTATGCATTCAAGTAGCGCGATCCTGCGTATAATTTTCCGAAAATCCCAGTAGTTAATATTATATATATTATTCCAATCCTCAACGCGGTTTTTAAAATTATCATCGTCGCCTATTCCATACCCCAGTTTTCGAGCGTAGTATTGCTTTGTGTTTCTAAAAAGTAAAATCATAATTTATTCCCATTCCTTAATTTTTCTGTTTATCAATCGGCAGAACTCCTGCTTCATTGGGGAAAAATACTCGCGCATTGTGAGCGCTGTTTCTGCGTCAATGTTATTGTATAGAGTTTCTTTGTAATTCTCTTGATTCCAATACTCTGATTCAGTAATGTGGTCTCCAGATTGGCTTGCGATCTTTTTTAAAAGTGGAACAGTTCGTTGGTTTTTGAGTGTATTGAGGCAGCTTATGCCTATTTAACCCCAGCCAATCTGTCAGCTTATTGTATTCGTTTTGGGGTCTGCTCCGAAGAGCTTCGCTTACTACGACGTGAACTTGTTTTTTACCCCAGAGGCTATATAATTTGTTAACGGTATAATAATAATTAGAGTTGTGAAGAAGCTGGGACTCCCAGTGTGGTTTATCTTTGTCCCATTCTAGTTTGTTATTATCGGAGTATTTATTTATGTCTGAACGAATGCACTCCTCGAAGGGTACCCCTTTATACTCATTATCCCAAAACTCACCGTAGTACATACCTTTTTGATTTAAGTGCGCCCATTGGGAGTATGACCTATCTATCGGCTCTCTGACGCATAATATTATTTTTATATCTGGCCCTAGATCCTTCCTTATTCTACTCACTGCGGGATCATTGAAGTAAGAGGGGGTTTTTTCACCAATGATTTTATAGTTCGCTCCCGCTTTAAAAAATTTAGAATACCAGTCTAATCCTTTTTCGTACCTACTATCCCAAGAAAAGAAATGCATTTCATTATGTTTAATTTCGTCTTTCATTTCTATCTTGACTCGATTACTAACGAACCAAACATCTGGGTGCGAATTTAAAGCTCTAACCAAAGCCGTGGTTCCGCTTCTTCCCATTCCAACAATTAATGTATTAGGCAATGTCATTTATATTATCGTATTCACAGGGCTCGTCAGTGTCTTCATCTTTGAGTAGAAAAAATTTCTCAAACCTTTTATTGAAGTTATTGTTCCTCCATTTAAATAAGCTATTGTCATCTCTGCTTAAATCATTATGCATGTCTAATCCATCGAGCAAGGCTAGTCTTGATACGTACCCTCTTCGTTGATAGTTTCCGTGGTATTTGTGTATAATGTTGGTTTTGGTGCATCCTATGTTTTCTCTAGCCCGTTTACTAGGAAAAAACTTATTGGCTTTCTTTTTGTACTCACTTAAAAAGTCATCAATTGACGGGCATTTATTTTTGTATTTATTCCTGAGCCACCAAGAAAAATTAGTAGACCAAAAATTAGCTGCAGAATAAAAGAGTATTGTATCTCCAGATCCTGTTATATCGTAATCAAACATGCCTACGTTTTTATAAAAACTTCTATTTGCCGCCCAAGCTAAACCAACGTGGTAGTCTCTATAGTTTGCGGGATTTTCTTCGGCTGGTAGCTGGCATGCATACCCCACTGTCTTTTTGGGTGTGTAAGATCCGTCCTTGTTCTGAAAGAGGTACTCTGACCCTACTTGTAATATTGGAAACTCATCTAATTTTTTATCGACCTGCTCGACCCAGTTATCGTCCTCTATTTCTACATCGCAATCTAGCCATACAATTTTATCGTAGAAAGGGGGTAGCCTATCGACTAGTGTATTCAGTAAGCTCTCTTTGTGCCAGAGTACAGTATCTGTTCGTAGTCTTAGGTACACATGCTCCTCTTCAAGTAGATAGGGTTCGTCTTTAAAAGCTAGCTCTACCGTGAAAAGCTTGACACCCTGTTTTTCGAGACGATTCTTAAACTCGTAAAATCTTTTTATAGCCAAAGGGTTTTTGGCGTATGAGAAAAAGGTTGTAATCACTGCTACATTTTCCATTTTGCTAGCTAGTCGGAGGCGTTGGCTCTGGGGTATTATCGTACGAATCGAATTCGATATCCACATTGTCTCCGGGTTCTTGACCGCAGGCTATACCAAAGGCTTCGCACATAGACTCGAAGGACTCATCGTTTTCTATATGGTAAAAAAGCTCCACCTTGGTGTCTCCATTTTTAATGGGCTTCATTATACAAAGAGCGTATTCTATTTTTTGCTCTTCCAGCTTTTCTTTTAGGTCATAAACAAAGTCCATTGACATACACATAATGTATATCAAAAATAGAGAAAATGCAAATTATTTTTTATTACATAGAAAATCAAATACCTCATCGACAGGTATTAGATTAAATATAGTGCCAGCTAGCTTCTCATCGTCTACCATATCATCTAAAGTAAAGCCTTCTGCGTCGGCCCACTTGTAATTCTTGACATTTATAACGAAAGCCCCTATCATTGGGTCTTTTTCTTTATAGCTAAATATACCCAAGCCTACAACTCTGAGTCCATCCTCGTTGGTTATAATATACCCTTCTTTTTCCACGCGTTTTACGCTAAGGTTACAGCCCTTGTCGTTCGCTTCGTGCAAAACATCTTTAAGTACTAGCTCTACTGTGCGATCCACGCTATATATTTACACACGAAAAAACCCACCGCGAGTTAACGTGGTGGGTCTGAGGATTATGTCTATGCTATTTTACTCTTGAGTCTGATCAGTTTGAGGATCGTCTTCGGTGGTGGTTTCCTCGGTTTGTCCCCCTGTGACTGTGTCAATTTGGGACTGCATTGTATTGGTCATACTATATACGACGTAACCAGTCAAGCAAAAGTTAATTGCGAGCAAAAGCACCGCAATTCGGGCGTACCCGGTTTTAACAGTTGTGAACTGGTTGTCGTTAGTTTCTGTCGTTTTCTTTTTCATATGTTAAGGATATATTACCACATCTCCGAAGTCAAGTCAAACTAATTCACTACAATTTTTTTACTTTTTTCTTCCTCCTTCTTTGTGAATTTGATATAAAGCATCCCGTTTTCGTACCTAGCAAGGATGCTGCTTTTATCTGCTTTTGATGGTACTCGATATGATTTAAAATAATTTTTATTATCTTGCTCGACCTTTATTTTTAGGACATCACCATCTACTGACACATCAATGTTCTTTTTGTCTACGCCAGCCAAGTTAAGTTCAATGTTATAATCTTCATCGCGCTCTTGATAATCATAATCAAGGTTGTTGAAAAAGTCGTCAAATAATCTGTTAGTTAATGTATATCTCATAGTGCCATAAGTAAAGCACTTGGTATGCCAACAAAAAACCCCTGAAAAACAGGGGTTTAATGAATACAAGCGACATTGTGTCTCTAAATTTATGTGTCTCTAGGTGTGCCAAAGTATCCCAGTTCTTGATCTTCATTATTAAATACTACCCTATATGACTGGAGCAGTCTAGTCATTTCCACTTCAATATCAACATTATTAATAATTTGAGGTACCATATTGATGTAAGCTTGCCTTGCTGCTGCTACTCTTTTCTTTTTGTTACAGTTGCAGCCTCTATTAATAACCGAGTACTTATCAAGGAACTCTTGTATCGATGGGTGCATGAACTGTATGGTTGAGTGTTTGATTTTCTGAAAAAAATCTTCCATACCAGTGATGGTTATTTCACTGCTTACTTCGGGTTGACTGTTCTCTTCACTCATAATATTATTATAACACGTTTAATATTTTAAATCAAATTCTACTTTATCCACTCCGTTATGGGTATAGTTAGAGATCCTTTGCACATTAATGTAAGGCATATAAGTAATATCAAATATTTTTTCTACCGCATTAGGTGTGTTGCTTACGCCTTCTGTAACGTAAAACTGCTCCATGTCTTGGTGGTAATCTATAACTGCGTCAACACATTCATGCCCGTCTACTATCGTCTTGTACTGGGGCTTCGTGGCCACATATAGTTTATGATCGGGGTACCTAGATTTAATAGATTTAAATAGACTGGTCGACATGTAGACATCGCCGATGCTTTCAGGGATCACGTAAAGAATTTTTTTGCTGTTTTCATGCTCCTCTTTAACGAGGGACTGTATAACTGTTTTGCCGCTAACTTCTCTACGGGCGGTATCTCTAAAATACTTTTCTATATTTTTTTTGTCCGCCCCCTTTGATATTTCTTCTAGCCAATAACGTACTCCCTCATCCGAGTCATTAACATTTTGATCTAAAATATTCTTATACATAGACTTCACCCAGTCTTTATCCTCTAGTCCGTCGTCTATTTTAGCGTCTGGATTTTGTTCTACCTTGATGGAATATACTTTATCTTTATTTAGTGACTCTCTTGAGTCTATGAAATCCTCTAACTTTTTACCTATTACTTCTATGGAAAAGTTATCTACGGTCCACTCTCTGGCCTTGGCTCCCATTTTAAGCCTTTCTTCTCTGGACATTTCGTAAACATTTTTAAGCTCTTTGGCTATAGATTTCGGGTCTGTGGATGCTTTAATAAATTCTGTGCCATGCTCTCTGTAGCTTGACCACTCAAGGGGTATGGACGCAGAATCTGGAACGCAGTTATCTTCGCCGCAGCTATAATTAGTGACTAAGGTAATCTTCTCTGCCAGCTTGGCCTCTTGAATCGGAATCTCTTGCCCCCCGGACGTAAATGGGTGACAGTACACATCCATCAAGTTATATACTTGATTAAGTTGTGATTCAGATACCCCGGTTTGAACGCCGGTTGTGTTATAACTTTTTTCTGAGCCGCAATAAGGGCAGTTTTGTTCTTGACCACTAAAGTTATGAACACCAAAAGAGTCGCACTTAGAGCAAACGTAAGTAGTTAAAATGTCAGTTTGTTCTACGCCTAGTTCCTTGGCTAACTTTTGTATGCCCCAACCCTCAGCGAAGTTTGTGTGCAGCAGTAGTTTGGCTTTACCCCTGAGTGATTTATTTTGGTCTAAAAATAATTTGTAACCCTCTAACAAATTAGGCACAGACTTCCTTAATTGATTTCTAAATACGAAGCCAATAATGAAGGTGTCTTCGGGTATATTAAATAGCTTTCTATTTCTGAGGTTAGCTTCATCATCAAGCTTGTAAAAGTCTTTTGTTTGTAGTGGTCCCCTAAGTGTTTGAACGTGTTTGTGCCCAAGTTCATGTAGAGATTTCGTGGCGAAATCGCTCCAGCACCAAAAGTTTTTAATTTTTTTAGCAGCGTCAACCGCAGAGGGTAGAATTGGTAGGGAGTCTAAGGTTGTCCAAATTGCCATATTGTCAGATACGTACCAAGATTTATTAATTGCAAAGTCACACCCCCAAATATCTTGCACGCCAATATAGACATCTGGCGCTTCTTGCTTCATGACATCATTGATTGTAAACGCTCCATAGGCAGACATCTGCGCCATCTTAGGGTCTCTGTGTTGTACGTGAGGTGACAAAGCTCCTATGGACTTCCAAGGTAATCTTTTAAACTCAGGGTTGCCGTCAGTTAAACCGCAACAAAAATGCGAAATATCATATTTGCCAGTTTGATACAAGTGTGTTAAAACTAATCTCGCTGCTTTTCCGAAGCCCGTGTTAACTAGGGAAAAGTCACTATGATAGAGTATCTTTTTTTTCATCACCAAAGATCTTCTTCTGGATCTACATTGCTTTCTTGCAGGGGTTTTTCTGCCGCCTTTTTCTCTTGCTCGCGCTTCTTCTTCATGACCTCTTTAATTTTTTCTTTTTGATCTTTTTGATGCTTTTCGTTTTCTTTATCAAAGATTTTTCTCAATACGTAAATTAGAAACTCCTTTAAGTATCTAGCTTCTGGAAAAGTAAATCCAATTACGTAGGAAACTTTATTGGAAGAGTCTTGCTTGTCCTGTTTAAAAACAGAAAATGAATAACCAATCTGCTCTCCATTTCTCAAGTAGGGGCCAAATTTAATTTGTAAAGTCTGGTTCTGACTGGTGTGGTAGTTGGAGAATTCTCTGTTAGTCTCAATGCTGTCAATTAGCCCTCCGACCTCCGCAGGGTTAAGTTTAACTATTACTCTTTTGTTTGGGTTGTCTTTATTTTGAGCGAATGAACCCTTCTTCGCATTGCTATCCCAACTTGCCTGTTTGATGAGCGAAGTCATTACGCTACCGTCATAATTTGACCAAAAAGAACAAGCTGAGCCTGTGTTCTTGGGGTTCGGTTTATAAAACTGAATCATAAAATAAATATACCTTTCTTATTGTTTTTGTCAACTATTTTTTAACTCTGATAGCTTGGTATATACCTTGTTATCTTGTATTGCCATCAGGTTTGCAAATACTGCATCCTCTTTTTTGTTACCTTTAATGATAACGATGTTACCCTTCTCTGGTAAACCATTGTTCATTGTCTCGCACTCTTTAATGTTATCATTAAACATTAGGCAATCAATGATTCCCGTCTCGTCTGAGATTGATGCCTTCATGTACTTATTGCCATTTTTGGAGGTTCTGTTTATTATGTCCTCCACGACTCCTATGAATACTGGACGCTGATTGGGGCGTAGTGCATTGACATCCTCGACGTACTGAAGTCCCGCTCTTTTCTCGTCAAAAATAGTTTTAAGTCTTACGCAGTGACTGTATCCTAGTAACTTTCTTTCATAATACCAGTTGGCGAACGTTTCTGATCGACTATTAAGTTCATAAATGTTCTTGTAAGGTTCGGACTTCTTCTTAATGGTAGCTACTCTGCTCTCCTTGATTACATCTTTTCCGTTGTCACCTTTGAAGCCAATAAGCTTCTTGATGATAGCCACTAGATCATACTCATATTCGTCCGCAAACCGCATCACATGCTTCTTTTCTCTCTCTGTAAGTATATTCCACACCTGAGCCTCATAAACGACCTTAGAGCGCGATTGTGTGAATCCTTGGAGTGCTCCTGCTTGTATCAAGGCCGAGAGAACACCGATGTTTAGTCCCGCTTGTTTCGCTGCCTGAAAGGTCTCAAACTTATTGGCATATTTATTTCTAAAAGCTGCCAATTTTTCTATACTCTTATCGCTGATACCCTTAATTGATAATAACCCGTAACGAATGTCCTCGCCTTCAATCGAGAAATCCATCTCAGACTTTGTTAGATGCGGTGGGAGTAGCTCAATGCCAAAGGCTGCGAGTTCTCGTTGTATCTTCGTGATCTCACTTGTCGGGTCCGGCTCATGCCTTGTCATCTTTAACAAGCTTAAGAAAAACTCCTTGGGATAATTAAACTTAAGGTACACGGTGATCGCTGCCAATGCGGCGTAGGCAATCGAGTGAGCTTTATTGAATGAATAGTTTGCTGAGTCTTCTAGCACTTTCCATAGGATGTCGCCGACTTCTTTATCTAAATTATTTTCTTTTACTTTGTCTTTAATCTTCTTCTTCCACTTACGGACTTCTGCCACCTTCTTCTTGCCTACGATGCGACGCAGAATTTCAGCTTCATCAAGTGTGAACCCAACCTTGTTGGCCATCTTCATCAACTGCTCTTGGTATAGAGCAACGCCACCGGTCTCTTTAAGAATGTCATCAAAGAAGGGGTGAATAGGGTCATATACATCGTGATTAGTATAAGCTGAATACTGATCCATGTAAGACATAGCTCCGGGTCGAGCAAGTGCTAGCACACCGCTGAGTTCCTCTAAGTTTCTAGGCTTAACGGTTTGAGTTACTCTGTGGGCTAGGTCAGCCTCAATCTGAAACAATCCATGCGCAGTTTGCAACTCTTGCAGGTTTTGATAAATGGTGGGGTGATTCAAGTTAATATCTGTCAACTTAATACCCACCTGTTTGCAAACGTCATCCGCTACGGACACGCCTCGCAAACCAAGCAAATCCAACTTCACGTTAAAGAGTGAGGACCAATTCATGTCGTAAGACGATACTGGGTCTTTGTCAGAGGAGAGCTCTGTCGGACAAGACTCATTCATCTTGTGGTAGGACAGTAGCATTCCTGACGGATGTACCCCTTTATTTTTTACTAAGCCTCTCAACTTTAACGCGATGTTGTAAATCTCTTCATTGTCATCACACCAGTTCTTGAACTTCTCAACTTCATCATATGCTTCAGTTAATTCCTTTACAACGCCAAACATCTTAGGAATTGTAGCTGTGATCTCGTTCATTTCTGATTCTGGTTTTTCGCCAACAATTTTTCCGCACTCTTTGATAAGCAGTTTCGTGCTCAGGGTATTGAGCGTTAAGATTTTGCTGGTGCTGCCCTCAAACTTCTCTTCGAGGTATTTTAGTACCTGACCTCGCTTGTAATAGCAGATGTCTAAATCCACGTCACACATTAGTGAGCCGTCAAGGTAGGTTACTCCATCGACTACTTTCTTCTTGGCTCGAATCTTTGACACAAACCTCTCAAAGTATAATCCATACTTCACTGGATCAATCTTAGTAACACCAATCAAGAATAGTACTAGGCTACCTGCTGCCGACCCACGACCTAAGCCTGTTGGTATATCGCTACGGTGGCAGTAATTAATAACATCCCAAACCAAAAGCACATAATCAATAAACCCTAACTCCTTGAGGATTTTAAGCTCGTAACGTGCGCGCTCTACGTACTCGTCGTGCTCCTTCGTTCCCTTCTTGAGGTCTAACTTATTAAATCCGTCTAGACAGATCTTTCTAAGAAAATCATAATTATTAAGATCCTCACTAACCTTTAACTCCCTCTTGATTTCTTTCTCTATCTCAAACGATGGCAAGCGAACACCGTGAAGCTCTAAATCTAACTCTTTAAAATCTGTATAAAAATCACTCATATGCTTAATTGGTAAATCATTTTGTTCCACAACTTTAGGTTTAACTCTAAGTCAACAATCGCGTCGTGTAACATCTCATAGTTATGCTCTATTCCATACTCCTTACTAACGGCCTGAAGATTCGTTTTAAGACCCTTTTTTCTAGTGTGCAATAGTTTGTACTGGTACTCCAATACCGTCTCAGATTCGGGCTTGTGTTCTAGGTTCATCTTGATCCCTCTGACAAGACACATAGTATCCAGAGTTTTCTCCATCAAGTGTTGATAACTAAGACCTTGACTCTCGTACATGGACTTAATTAAATACATATCAAAGCCCAAGATATTGTGACCCAGAACATAATCAGCATTATCCAGCCAATCTTGAACCGTAGGAAAAATCTGTTCAAAAGGTATTGCATTCTTCGCGTGAGATGTGGGACTAAACCTAGTAATCCTAGCAGCCATTTCTCCCACGTGTAAGTCCCTATCGTACTTGACAATAAAATTCTTCTCGTCTACCTTCTTGCCATTCACAGACTTGATCATGGCAATCTGCCAAGGCAGGTTATGGCTATGGTGTAGGCATAGGTTCTCTGTTTCGCAGTCAATAAAAACCAGCGTCTTATCCTTATTAAATCTAATTAAATGATCATCCATATTATCTATAAAGTCTGTAACTGTCTTCGTCCCTGTGGAACTTGCTTATTTCAATCAATGTGACATCTCCCTCTGTAGCCATTAGCATGTGTGCTTGGCCTCTTTCCATTTCCATGCTCTCACCCTGCTTGCATGTCATTGTAAAGGGGCACGCATCAGCTTTTTCCTTGTCTCGCAACATGTCTACCCTAAGCGTCCCCTCTAAGACGTAAAATGTCTCATGTTTATCTTCGTGATAATGCATTGAAGAGTGATATCCTTTCTTGATGTACAAGATTTTACCACAGTAATCTTCTTCTGCGTTATTTGCGAGCCATATTTCGTGCCCCCAATCTTTCTCTACTTTTTTAACATTAAACGGTACCATTTTTCCAACTTTCAAAACTGAATTTATCACTGCACATATGCTCAAAGTTTGGCTTGTCTAATGTGGTTCTCTTGTTAATGCACCTGAACGTCAGGTACGACTTAAAATCTTTTTCATCCTTATAGAAGATGCTCTTAACCTTCTGCATTGGATACTTACCTTCGCAAAACTTTTCTACCCTCTTTGTTACCATGTCGTCAAACGGTAGTCCATTGTCTTCCACGAAGAACGTCGGTTCAACGTAATCTAATTCCGGTACGCAACTGGAATACTCTAAACAGTTCCTAAACACAAAGGAATCATAAAAGGGAACGCAGAGCTTTAAGTCTTTGTTAGACCAATACTGCTTGAGGGACTTGAAGTCAATGCGCGGGAAATAATAAAAACCAATTCTAGCTGCATGACTGTAAATCTTGATCAACCTTTTGTACCCCTCCTCATTCTTGGCGAAGATTACATACTTGCAGGTCTTACCTAATGAACCCTCACTCTTATCCTCACAGTCGTCAAGAATCCTTAGTCGTAAACCAAAGTTTAACTGTAGTCCAGCCTCTTGGGAATTAAGATAGGCCTCAAGAAAGCCACTCATGTTATCGTCTAACAGCGTAACTCTACTCAAGTCGTTCTTGGCGCAGATGTCTACAATGGAATCTGGACCGTTCTCAATGCTGGAGTCTACTTTATCCAACGTGAGGATACTACGACCCAGACTGTAGTGAGATTTAAATAATGGCACTACCTCGCTCATGATTCTAGTGTATGGTATTTCTGATTAAAAGTCAAGAAAAGGATCATCATCCTGCAAATTATTTTTTCCTTGACAATTCTTTGCTGGGCAGCCTTCGTAATGACGTTTTTCAACCGTCTGCCCGTCTTCCGGTTCAAAGTCATTTTCATAAGAGCTTTTTACTTGCTTTCCATCCTTGTCTAAGAGGCTGTAATAATCAAAGGGTTTGTGAAAAGGGCAAATCCAGCCGCTTTTGGCAGGGCCGCACAGCCACTGATGTCCATTGTTTGTAGCGTAATCTGAATTCGCTGCCTTTTCATCAAACTCTTCGACTATCTTGTTGACTCTTTCTAAGTAATATTCAAAACCTTTAAGTTGCTCGTCTGTATACTCTAGTTCCTGAGCAGGCGAGCGTGGAAACTTGAGGAATAGAAACTGTACTACACGACGCTTCAGTTTAGGCCACAGCTTTTGGGCCGCTAATGAATACATCATTGCTTGTATGTTAGTTTCTAATTCATCACCTTTAAATTTAGCTTTACTTGTTTTATAATCAACAATTTTAAGAAGCCCCTTGTCTTTATACTGCACAGGTTTATCAATAAAACCATAAATGTTGTACTTGGGTTTCTTATTTTCTATTTTAAATTCTTCTTCGGGCTTGTCTATGTGTCCACCCTCGCCTCCGAAGTAATCATAGTTCAGTGCTACATATATCATCTTGTTGCACAGTTCGTAGTTCTCATCACTCCAAGCGTCATTGGCTTTGAGGAACTTGATTACGGTTCGGTTTACTGGAACGCTAGAGGCAATATCCTTCGACTCCATGATCGCATCGTAATGCTTCTTGTGCCGAGGTTTAAGTAGAAGCTCTAGAATCAAGTGGCAGATGCTACCGCGCAGGGCACCATCATTAGTCTTGTCTGGTAGCTTTAGGTGGTACTTGCACCAGTAGAGCCAGCTGCAGGTCTCCATAGTCTTCATTCTGGACGCAGACAGAAAGACCTTGTTTTTCTTTTTACGGGGCATAAATTATAGCTTAGTATACCACTCAGAAATTTGCGCTGAACTCATTTCTCCGAAGTCGTTTTTCGACGGGAGCGAGATTTTGACTTGCTCTTCGTCGAAGTATTTTCGAAGTTTCTTTTTAGCTTTCTGTGCGGCCAAGTTACCGGCGTTATTGCTTTCACTATCATTGTTAAAAGAAACAATAACATCACTTGGGTCTAAACGCAAGAGCTTATTTAGTATAGCCGTGTTTACATCTAGACCAAAGGTAACCAAAGTATTTTTAATATCGTTTTCCCAGAGTGCAAGCATGTCGCCAATGCTCTCCAGTAATATCACCCGTTTCGATTGTCTTAAAATTTCATCGTTGACTTGGGTCGGATAAGTCCACGCAGTTTTATCGCCGATGTGTTTCCATTTAGGGCGCTTCGTCCACTCGTCATTGTTAAGGTCTCTGCCCGATACACCAATCAGTCTGCCCCTGTCACTGTGGATTGGGAATACGTACCTGTCTAGCATTTTGCCAGACTCGCATACGCCACCGCCGAACTCATCCAGTGTTTCGTCAGAAATACCACGGTCATTCCAATATTTATTATTTTTAATTAATTTATTTAGAAAATCATCATTTAATGTTTTTCTTTGTTTTACCTCTGGCTTTACTATTGCTGTTGGTCTGTCTGAACCTTTTGACTTGAGGAACTTTCTGGCGTCTTCTATATTACAATCTAATGTTAATTTAACTAAATCTTCTAGACCGCCAGATATTCCTTCCTTAAAGTCTTTCCATCTTCCTGTGTCCTTATTAATCGAAAGAATTACATCGTTATCTGAGTCACGATAAATAGGGCGCGTCCTGAAATAGCCACCATAATCTCTAAGGGTGTAACCAAGATCGCTTAATACCTCTCTTATATATTCGCTATTCATAACAACTCTCCATCATTATTATTTAGATCGTCGACTTGGTACATTTCGTTCTCGCGCTCGATAATATGACGCAATGAGCCTTTCTCTTCAACACCAAAGTTCTTGACATCAAAGTTGATATAATTAGGAACCCATCTTTGAGACCTAACTTCCCTGCCCCCGAGGTTCTCTACCATCGTGCGACGCATGATATTTTGGTGACCCTCTGCGTCCTTACCTTGAAAGCGTGTCTTTAGCGGTACCAACTTGTGCGTTCCGAACTCTTCCGAATCCATAGCAATTTCGTCTTGTACTTTGCGCCTGAAGATACCCACGAAACTCGCAAACCACTGAAGACGATCTGACTGCGCGGCAGTGGAAGAGTCATCAACAATGTTAGACGCTTTCTTGTTGATGTGTTCACCACTACGATTCTGCTGCATGGCAGTGACGATGGGCGCATTGATTTCTTCTGCAATTTTCTTGAGCTTATCGATCTTGCCACCAATAGCTTGATACTCTGCCCAGTTGGCCCCAACCTTTTCGCCTGTGAGTTTGATGTAATCGTAAGCGATAATGCATGGATTACCCCTGCCGACTTTAGAGTAGTACCAGCGGCGAATCACAGAGCATACCTCATCAACATTCATGTTGCCGACGGGGTAGTGATAGTAAGAACGACCCTTCATCTCACTCCAAGCCGCTCGCACTTTTTCTATCATCTCTGGATTCTGCCGCCAGTTACCAGTTTGGATGTACCACAGAGGTACGCCTGAAACGGCCGAGGCTGTACGGAACTGAATCTCTTCTGTACTCATCTCAGTGTCAAGCACTAACGCTGCGCATCCATTAATCTCCGCACTCTTGGCGCACATGTCATTGATCCATGTGGTTTTACCTTCGCCGGGACGAGAGATAATTGAATATATATTTCCGGGCAAAAGTCCACCGAAAAGTCTGTTAAATTCTGGATATGGAGTGGTAAACCCGTTTTCTTCGGACGGATTGTTACCTCGCTCTTCTACTACATCTTCCAAGGATTCGAAGATATCAACAGGTTCATGTCCAAAAGAAAAGCTTTCGAGTTTATCTCCATATATTTTATCGCAATTAGCAATAATTTCATCAACACCATCATTTAGATTGTCCTCAATATATCTTTGTCCTTCATTGAATGTTCCGTGAATCTCACGACACATACGAAGTTTAGATAACTCTCTAGCAGACTCCATTGCTGCCTCTTCTGTTATCTGAGTAAAGAACAAATCCTCTACATAATCAAAAATATTAATTTCATCTTTAAAGCTTATACCAAGATTTTTAATTTTATTAGCGATTAATACTTTATCTATTTTTTCTTGGTTAAGTAGAGACTGTTTTGCTACTGAATAAATAGTAGAATGAACATCCTGATAGAAATCCTTCTCGGTTACGAAGGGGTCTATGTCTGGAAAAATCTGTGGGTACTGTAATAACCCACCCAGTGTGTGTTTCTCAACTTGGTGAGAGAATATCTGTTTAGCCATGCATAACTATAGCACTTTCCCGATGCCGAGTCAAGCTTTTGCTGGAGCCTAATTATAATCGAGGAATCGAGGAGCCGGGGTTTGGTACATAGGTATTATTACTGTTCCCCAAGCTGCTTAGTCTACTTGCGTTCAACGTACGTTGGCGCACCCATGCTGTACCATTCCACCAATAAACTCCGTTATTATCTATGGATACATTGTGGGCCTCTTCAAATTTCCAGCCAAAAGCAAATTTGCCGATATCGTAATAAGTGTCTAGATTTGCACCATTTATATCCGTGTGCCAAGGCTCAAGATTGGCCATGTCGTTTCCTAAACAGTTCCACATGCGCGTTTGTATGCTTTGGGTGCTGCCAAATTTCCAAGCTATGCTTCTGGAATGGTACAAGCACTGAACTATTTCCCAATGTTTGGTAGTGAGCTTAAAGTACGTGGGTATTTTTATGTTGTTGTTAGGCACCGCAAGTTGCTGCTTGAATAAAGTATCAACATCGCTCACTAAATTAATATTGGCGATTGCGCTAGCGTCGAACACCAGCCCGCTCTCAAAAATATTTTCTATAGTTGCTTTTTCATATCTACTCTTAACATAAGGGTCATCTCTAAGAACTCTGAGTATTTTTTGAGAATATGACCGAACTGAGCCACCCCAAAGATTAGCTTGTTGAGCAGTGCCACTGTACTGCTCGTAATTCCAAGTAGCGTTAGCGTCGTTTACTAAAGTTGCAAAAGTCGGTAAATAAAGAGAGGCGTCATATGTGCCATATATTCCTGAGAATAGCAAATTACTAAACCTTCCAAGATTATAATTAAGCTCCCATATGCCTCCCGGCCCAAACTGTACCATGTTTGCTCCGGCTAACTTACTTCCGGTGTCTATGTATCCCAACAACTTAAGTGGGATATCGTTCTGAGACAGATATTGCATGCACAAGCCCTTAAATGCGACCTTTAGGGCTAAGACATTTTTCTGAGTAATGTTCTTTATGTTACTTTTTATTAAGTCTGGCGTGCTTGGTGAAAAAGATGCAAGTGTTGTATCTATTTGGTAAAGGGCTGCGCCAAAAGCTTTTCTGTTTGCTGCGTTATTGCTTAAGATTGCAGCCACCGCTGCGTCAATTAAATCACTGAACTTGGTGTATAACGCGTTACAGTTAACGTCAGTGGTGTACATTTTGTACGTCATGTCACTTGCGCCCACGTTCTTTGCTTTCATTGGGTCAGACAATAGCTCTCTTAGAATCGTATTTACAATGATCCCCCTATCTTTTCCTAGACCACTTGGGGTTGGGGTGGACATGTTTATGTCACCTACGTCTAGGTCAGTTGCTTGTGAGACGGCGGCGGTTGCGGCATTAGCCTCTTGTTGACTATTGTCATTAGCGTATTTGTAATAGGTGGGAGACGTATCTGGGTCAGCAACCGGTTCAGCATCTATGTCGGGCAGTAATTCATTCGAAGCACTCAGGGGAGTGTATTTATCTATCTCTGTTTCTTGGTCGCTGTCGTATCCCTCTTTACAGTCTTCACTCAAGCTTAAGCCGGTTCTAGCTCTGATATTACTGCCACCTTGGGGGTTCATATAGTCGTAAGCCTCAGTACAAAACTGCAGAGAGTTAGGCGTTTTGTATCTTTGCGCAAAATTCTGACCAGTATTTAACTCTTGGGTATTTGGGTTATCGGCCATAACGTTAGCGAACTTAAAGTCACTATCTCCGACTCCTCCGGTGCTAGTAAATGGCCAGTTAGAAGACACCCAAGCAAAATCAACTCCCTTGTGCGTCATGTATGTTTTAAGGAAATCGTGAGTGAGGTTTACGTCGCCGGAATCGAGCGTACCTACTAGCAGTTTGCTTTGATTTATTAGTCTACCGAAAGGATCAAAAGCTACTGGCGTGTTACCATTGTACCATGCTGTCCAATGACCGGGACTTCTTCCAAAAGCCTGAGAGTAGTCTATATAGCGATCCCTGACTACAGGGAATAGGTTTTTACCAGCATTACTTTCTGATATCACTAAAAAGTCTGCGGTTGGCTTATAAGCTTTTTTCCAATACCTCCACCAAACATACTTTTCAAAACAGTCGGCAGTTTCGCCGGATCCTCCGCCATTTCCTGAGGGAATTGTGCAGGGGTTCGTTTTGTCATAGAGCGCATCAATGATTGGCTTTTGCTGGGGAGGCGTGCTAAACCATCGTCCGACTAATGGAATATTACTTACTACATAAAATAATACTCCCACTACTTTTCTGAGTACATATTCTATGCCTCCGCATATTCCTGTATCAGTCCACCAACTTCTTCCTTGGGTCCATTTATTTATTTCGGCCTTAACTTCGGAGTCCGATGCTACATCGACTTCTGTTGCTACATGGCTTAATTCAGCGTGTACAATTTTATTGAAGCACTCTTTTCCGGTTAAGTTGCCCGGACAAGTGTAGGCTGCGCCGTCTCCCCTGCTGAATTTTTTAACTGGTTTATAAAATTTAGAGTTGTTGTAAAGGGCCGGATCACCTCCGCTATCCTCCCAAATATCTTTTAATTTTGTAGTACCCTTGGGGTCTATGTTTGTTCTTATTACCATCTCTAGAATTATTTCATCTAGCTTATCTAAGCCTCTGGTTGCAAACCCATGCTCTGGGTCAGTCATGCCTGAAAGCTCGTCTTCCCAAGCTCCGAAATCATAGTTATCTCTGTATTTATTGTATGTCAGCTTGTAAAATTCATCTTCAATACAAGCGCAACGACTGTTGCTGATATCGTAAGCTAGAGTAATAACATTTGCCGCTTTAGCTATTTGGTGATTAGTTAGCATGCACGGGAACGGCGAATGGGGGTTGGCTCCTCCAGCTTCGTAGTGAAAGTTCTTATAGGGCTGCGTGGGTGTAATAGCTGCGTCATTTGCTAATTGATTATACCACTGCGGATAAAGGTTATTCGCTCCTGCAAAGTAGTCGTTGTCCTGCCAGAGCTTTTCGACCTCCTCTTCCTCGTTCATTGGAAAATTATCGGCGTTGCGTACTTTCTGGTTAAATTTAAAAAAGCCATTTGGTGTTGTAGCTTGCGTGCCGCACACTGGGCACCCCCATCTATTACCGAAGGCGCTGCCCTTTTGAGCAAGATACACTGCGGGCATGAGCTTGTTTGTATTTTTTAAAATATTATAATTAGAATCAAAGTTCTGTTTTCTACGGTCAGCGCATATTTGTACTGCTTCTCCTAACGCCGCAAGTGAGTTATACGGAGCAACCCTGATTAAGTAAGCCCATATCGACTCTTTCTTGCCTAATTTATTTAACACTGGACAGTTACCCAGCCCTAAGAAGCTAAATACGCTATCGTGTTTTCTTCTTAGATGTTGTCTAAAGCTATTGGCGATTTCAAAATTCCAAACTACATTACCTAACCCGATTTTCATCGTAGCACCATCTAGGAATTCTTGGACTACTGGTACATTGTCGATTCGATTCCCACTGGTATTACTTGCCTGTTTTGACCCCGGTCTGTCTGGGGGAAGATAGCCGCCGAACTGAAAGGCTCCAACTCCAAAGGCTGTTATACCCGGGTGAATATTAAATGGGAAGCCAAACCACTCTAGTACGTTGTTTTTCCAGTTAACTGTAGCTGAAGCTGACCAGCCAAAAAGGCTACCGGGAGACGCTGGGTCTGGTCCGTAATCCGCTTTTAACTTTGCTGATAAAAGTAATTTTCCGCCAACCTCACCAAACTCAACCATGGTTTTGTTTAAGTTAACGTCAAAGCCTGCTGTGGGCTGCCATCCAGTGGCAACTTTTCCGTCTGATACGCAATCTCCCCTGATGTAAAAGTTATAACTAAAAGAGTCATCTTCTTTTGACAAGAAATCAGCCCACCAGCCTTCCCATCCCGGATCGTTACTGTCAAGATTATTTTTATCAAATCTTCCAGTGAATTTTTTCTCAATGTACTGAGATCCATCGACTATATTGATACCGTGTTGGAATCCTGCAATCGAGCTTTTGATACTTGCCTTGGGAGTGAAAGTTAATTCTTTAGCGGCGTGATTGTCTACAGTTAAACCTATGTTCATCGTGGACTTGAAGCCTAATTTTTGTAATACTCCGGGTTTTGCCTCTGGATTTATTTTGTTATAAAAATCTTCTACTAAGTCGTATGAAACACCTATACCGAGCTTTAATCCGCCTGAGCTTTTTTCAGCTACCCATCTGTATTTATCATTCGCCCCGAAGTTAGCTCCTACCTTGTAGGTAAGAGCATTTGGGTTGGTTATATTGCAGGTTTTTTCTGTGCCATCAAACTTAATTCCTGTGATACTAAAGTCCCAGCCGTTTGCTAGCTGGCAATGATAATCCATGGTTATGCTTTTGACTCGGACATTTTCGTCTCCGTATGTTTCTTCGTGGTGATCTTTAAGCTGTTGGTTATTTTGATCAATTTTAACATTGCCATCGCTATCTATACTCGTAGCAGATTCCCATTGAGCACTGCGAGAGGTACCGCCGCTACCTAAATCTACAGAGACGTTAAACACACCGCTTTTCCAAGTGTCAAACTCCTGCTTATCATTTATTGCCACGCTGCCGGGAGCTTGAGCTACCCAAGCTCTGAAACCTTTGAAGCTACAATTAAATAACGCGCTCCAAGTTTCATCTTGGCTAGCAGTTTTCTCTATTGTGCTTTCCCCGGTTGATGAGCTAGTTGTTGTGCTCCAAGTAATTTCTCCTCTAAACAAATCACTTTTGCTAAATCCTAAAGTCTTGTGCGCTTGAGTGGTGAAGACTTGCTGCACATAAAAATCTACATCCTGTTGGGTTAAAGAAACTGTGTCATGCACCCTATTGCCTTGGCTGTCGAACACCCAAACTTCTCCGTCTTCTTGAGTTTCAAAGTAGCCGTTGTCTGGGATATTTAAACTTCTCCTTAAAGTACCTTTTAAGACTCTATGAAAATTATACATTTGACTGGTGGTTGCTTCCACTTGCCACCAAAACTGTGAGGTACCCGTAAATATTTCGTAATCTTCTCCATCGGGCGTGAGTTCCATTGCTCCGTTAAAAACGCCTCGGCTTCCCATACCGTTGGGAATACAAAATGCTTCTTGTTTTTTAAACGCAGCGCTTGTGGAGTTTTTCCATATAATATCACTTGTATCCAGACTTTGTGCTGAACTTGGATTTTGTGCATGCCGCAATGTGGGATCAGATAAAGCTACGCCCGTAAAGGCTTGATTAAATCCGTACTGAGCCAGTACCTGCATGTGGTTATTTAATAACCATAGTGCTTGAGCGTTGGCGTATTTTTTTCTACACGTTTCGCAGCCACTGCCGCCCTCAATCGATATTCCTCCTGCTCCGGGCCTCAGAAAACCTTCGTTAGACACCTCAGTGTGAGTCTTGAGACTGTTGGTAGAATTAAATGTTCTTACGCTATCAGCGTACCCCTCTTTACTTTGGTATTTTGAACCACTCCCGCCAGAAGCAGCAAAATCAATATAATCTCCAACATCAGGTTTAGTGGAAGTATGCGGTCCAGACATGTAGTATTCTTTTAGCGTTACTCCACCCTGCTGACCCGGGGTCAGGTTCATGCTAACTATGGTGCCCCCTCCTGCATTCGTGGGATAAGGCTTGGTGGAGTCGTCATTTTCTGGGTCTACCTCCATCCATATTACTGGAGCGTTGCCCTTATCGGAACCAAAACAATCATCATCCGCATTACTGTCCTTGGAGTAAACCGGAAGCGCATTCTTAGTGTGGATGATCTTGTCCATTGGGGAGCAAGAGTAAAACGGAACATAAAACGCCTTTGAAGGCTCAAGCTCTAACTCGTAAACTTGAACGTCGGCGTCTGTTTCAGGACTGAGTTGGCTATTGCCGTCTTTATCGCTGAAACTTCTAACCGTTAACTTGCCAGCTTTTATTGCTTGAGTATTTGTGTTACCTTTTACTCTTAGTACTGCTTGAAAACATATCGTTTGAATTTTATTTCGATCTTTCCAAGAATGCCAAAGATTTTCCTCAAATTCTCCATTATTGTCATGAGGAATCCATTGAAATTTTCCAGTACCAGTCCAATTGCCACAATCTTTACCCTGTTGAACTCCAATCTCAGCCGTCCTTACGAGACTCAAAGGGGCACCCGGCCAAGCGTTAGCTTCGAAGTCGGCGTCCCATTCCCATGAGGCCTCGACATACACATCTCCTTCGTAACTAGGATTAGTGATTGAGTAAGTCAGAGCTCCGTCTGGCGCCGAAACATTAACGCCATCATAGTCGATTGTGTCATTTCTAGTACTTGCTTTTCTTCTTATGCGCGCCATAATACATATAATTTTACACTTTTATACTACCTTCTTCTTCTTCTCCTTCTGGTCCTTTGGTTTGAAGGCTTGTCGCTATCATAGTGAGCACTAGGTATTTCGAATTGTACAGTATATCTAAATGTATAAGGATCAATTAATTTGGGCTCCGGAGCTTGTTTATTGTTGGACCATACTTCTACGTTGTTTAAGACCTTAAATACTGCATTAAATTTATAAACCCCGGGCGAGTTGCTGATGTCCTGAACCCCTTCTTTGAAAAACTTAGGTAAATTGATATGAAGCTGAGGCGTTTCACCATTTACTTGATGCACTGTAGCCACACTAGCTCCGGTTTCTCCATCAGCTTTTTCAGTTCCGAAAGGTTCTTTTTCTATTAAGGATGATTTATATATATTGTTTGTTTCATCTGGACTTCCACCATTTGGACCGCGGAAAAGTTTGTAGGTATCGTCGAGGCTCCATTGTAGTGTACCGATGGAATCATTGATCATAAATAGGCTCACTTTGAATGGGTCTGTTCCGGTCCACCCCAGAGTGCTTCCGTCAAGCTTTCCAAAGTCGTGGCTAATTGCCGCCAGTTTAGCTCCTGTTTTAGTTAATTGATTTATTAATGTGCCATTTGATGAAGTGCTGACTTCTACTCTAAAGTTGTACGGGGGAGGTTTAATTATCGTGGTTGCTGTTGTTTTGTCAGATACGCGTTTATAATCAGGGTCGCCATTTACGTCTAGCTGGGTGCTGGCATCTATCTCGATAAATTCAGTTCTTTGGGCGATTTTGGAAGTATCATCCATGTATTTCAAGTATGAAGCATGGCCCGCACCTAAATGCGCGACTACTAGTGGCTGCATTCTGGTAGTCTCACCCTGTGACGCTTCCAGCATCTCGAGTGAGCCGCCCGCTCCAACCTGAACGCTTACCAAGTCGCTAACTACCGCCTCAAGACTCGTGGTTCTCTTGTCTCCCGCCAACACGTTGGTGTTATCCGCTACTGCTTTATTCTCGTGATCTGATTGAAGTGCTGAGAAAGCTGGGTTATCATTTTTTAGCTTGGTATAGGTAAGATCTAACCAACTGGTGTCATCTAATTCCGGTACGTCAGAGGTTCCATGCGTTAACCAACTTCCGTGTTGAATAGATTTTACTTTTACCGAATTACCTGCGCTTACAGTACCATTGTTGTTAGCTAGTGCTATATAATGATTCTTTAAGGCGCTGAGTGATAAGTTATCAAAATCAGAATTTTCGTACGTTTTAGCAACGTTGCTTTCGTCCTTGGTATCTAAGGACATCTCTATTGTTCTCTCGGATCCACCTAGTGATTCATATACGCTTAAGGATACTTCTCCAGCCGCAAGGCACGTTGAGCAAGCTCCTGCGTTCTCATATACAGTACTAAAGTCAGTTACGCCGCCTCCGCTAGGATTTTTAACTTGCCCAAGAACAAAGGAAAAGAAGGCGTCCCCGGGGAAACCTACGCTTCCAACTAAGTCTCCACCATATAATTCTGCAAAACGCCTTGCGTCAGAGTTAGTGTTGGACCAATCAACGTCTGTGGTATCTGCTATCCCATCATCTGCACGATTATAAGAAGCATAAATAACTTTATTATCCGACTCTCTTAATGCAAAAATAGGCATAGTGCAGATAGTGTTCCATCTGCTGCTGGGGTCACTATAACAGAGATTATTAGGGTCGCCCGGCTCTCCAGTAGTTGTAGTGTATCTAAACGACTCATCATCCATTCCATTGCTCCAATCCCCATTAGCAAAAGTAGTCGCGCAGGTATGAGCTAGGTAATCTTCGTTTGCAAAGTGTCCAGCAAGGTCGAGTCCATTGTTAGCAATGTTACATCTATAGGCCACATAAATACAGAACGGATCACCATTTCCCATTGGAGCAACTGAGGTCGCGGTCGCGGTCGGCGTAACTGTGGGTGTTATTGTTCCACTAATCGTGGCCGTCGGCGTTATGGTGTTCGTAACTGTCGGAGTGTGCGAAACGGTCCCTGTTATCGTACCGGTAACTGTCGGAGTGTGAGAAACGGTTCCCGTAACTGTTGGGGTATTAGTAACAGTGTCGGTTTGGCTAACTGTGCTGGTTGGGGTGTGCGAAACGGTTCCCGTAAGTGTTGGGGTGTGCGAAGGAGTTATTGTTACTGTATTGGTAACTGTAGGAGTGTGCGAAACGGTTCCCGTAATTGTTGGAGTAACTGTACTAGTTACTGTACTTGTAGCGGTGGGGTGTGTATGCGTCGGAGATACGTGTACATGAGTCTTCGTGGCGGTCGGCGTGTGTGTGGCCGTACCAGTTCCAGTACCGGTTGAGGTGCTCGTGCCCGTACTAGTTGGAGTGTGTGTTGCTGTGCCAGTAGTGGTGCCCGTGCCCGTGCCCGTGCCAGTACCTGTAGCTGTCGGAGTGTGCGAAACGGTTCCTGTTATTGTACCGGTAACTGTCGGAGTGTGAGAAACGGTTCCCGTAACTGTTGAGGTGCCGGTAGCAGTATCGGTTTGACTAACTGTGCTGGTTGGAGTGTGAGTACCCGTGCCTGTTTCTGTTGTGGTGACAGATACCGTTGAAGTGGCTGTAGCAGTATCGGTCGAAGTAGATGTGGCGGTAAACGTCCTGCACAAGCCTACTTCTTGCCAGTTGTCCGAAGCTTGATCTGGTGGAGTAAAAGAGTTATAGTCGGTAGTATCATAAAGACGATAGCCGATTTCTTTTCCTGTGTTTGGTCCCGAGGTGGGAATGTAGCTTATAACATCGTAGAGTGTATAATTTAGCCCTGTTCTCCAAAAACCCGTACCGTTAAGTGAGCTATCTTTATGCTCGTAACACTCGCTATCAGTACTTGTCGCTGTTGCTGTGGGAGTTATGGTGTGACTAACAGTTTGTGTTGCGGATATGGTACTTGTCGGAGTGTGTGTGCTGGTACCTGTAATGCTAAGTGTAGCGCTAACCGTAGGTGTAATTGTACCCGTGTTTGTCGTTGTAGGCGTATGCGTGTTAGATACCGTAACCGTTGCTGTAGAAGTCGGAGTAGCTGTGTGTGTAACGGTTGAAGTATTAGTGCTTGTTGCGGTAAACGTAAAGCAAGGGTTTTTCTCAGTCCAAATTAATGTGCCACCGGCCGCATCGGGAGCCTTGTTGTTTTGAGCAGTTGGAGTGCCGGTCGTACTACTAGCAACAGTGCCGTTAACGCAGCGGTAAGCTTTTTCTACGCCGCTGGATACGTAGCTTACTACATCTCCAGTCTCCCAATCGGTACGACCGGCAGTCCAGAATTTTTGACCGTTTGTATTAGCTGTGCCACTTTCTGTATTAATACCCGGGTCAACGCAAAATTGTTTCGTGGCCGTTGGGGTAGCGGTAATTGTGGAAGTAACAGTAGTTGAGGGAGTAGCCGTAAAAGTCAAGCAAGACGTACACTCGGTCCAGTGTATCGTAGTATGAGGCTCTGCTGATGGGTCTATATTGTAAGCTGCAGCAATAACTAATTTAAAAGTTTTCTCTTCTCCGCCTACTACGTGGCTAACTACGTCGCCGTAATCCCAATCTGCGCCAGCGCCGTCTTTACCGCCAGTCACCCAAAATTGGGTAGGCGTACAACAAGTATCTGTAGCAGTCGCTGTATGTGTGGGGGTCCCTGTCAGCGTGGGTGTTGGTCCGGTTGCTGTG